GTGCGCTTTGTCGAGGGCAAGGCCACTGACACGGGTGCACTCGTGGGCACCTTCCGGGCTATCGACCCCACCGATGCGGCCGTCACAAAGATGGTCGAGGCCGTCAAGCGCGGCATGCAGAGCCTGCTGGGCCTGTCCATCGATGCCTTCGCGCGCACCAAGCCACGCCAGGTGGGCAAGGAACGCCTTACCGAGGCCGTGAAGTTCACCAAGGTGATCTCCGTTGACCTGATCGTCGAGCCGGGCGCTGGCGGCGGCCTGGATCGTCTCACCGAAGCCGCCGCCGATCCCACCACTACCAACGAAGGAAGCGAAATGCCTCTCTGGAAGCAACGCATGCTGGAGGCCATCAAGGCCAAAGACCCGGCGAAGCACGCCACGATCAACGTGGACACCATCAGCGATGACGACCTCGTGCGCGTGCACGAATCCGTCTGCGGCTCGCTGCTGCCCGAGCCTGGCACGCAGCGCGTGGCCGAAGCCCAGGACGCGCCACTGACACGCGCTGACCTGGCCGTGTTCGAACTGCGCGCCGCAGCCCGCGAGCGCATCGGTGCGGCCAAGCTGCCCGCGCCGTCCAAGGAGCGCCTGCTTTCGCAGATCGCTACCGCTGGCGCCGACCGCCTGACCGAGGCCGCCGTGGGCGAGCTGATCACGGCCGAGGGTGGCTACGTGGCGCGCTTGACCGAGAGCGGCACCGTGCGCGTGCCCATGTTCGGCAATGGCGCCATCACGGTGGGCGACCGCAGCCTGACCATGCGCGACATGCTGGATGCCTTCTGGGACCCGGCGCACAAGGACCACGGCCGCGTGCAGTCCTTCAAGGAGTGCTATGTCGAGATGACCGGCGACCGCCTGGTCACAGGCCGCCTGCGCGAATGCGACCAGTCGCGCCTGGCCGAATCCATGGGCAGTTCGACCCTGAGCGAAGTGCTGGGCGACAGCGTGACACGCCGCATGCTGGCCGAGTACCGCGCAGCGGTGGACTTCGACGGCTGGCGCCAGATCGTCAACGTTGTGCCGCTCTCGGACTTTCGCATGCAGCACCGCACGCGCTGGGGCGGCTACGGCGACCTGCCCACGGTGGCCGAGGGCGCCGACTACCAGCCTCTGAGCAGCCCTGGCGACGAAGAGGCCACGTACAAGGCGGGCAAGAAAGGCGGCACCGAAGACGTGACGCTGGAGATGATCAAAAACGACGACGTGGGCGTGATTCGCCGCATCCCCACGAAGCTCTCGCGCGCCGCCAAGCGCACGCTCGCCAAGTTCGTGTTCGACTTCCTGCGCACGAATCCGGTGATCTACGACACCAAGGCGCTGTTTCACGTTGACCACGCCAACCTGTTCACGGCCGCGCTGGACAAGGCGGCCTTGGCTGCACACCGCCTGGCGATGCTCAAGCAGACCGAGCTTTCGAGCAACGACCGCATCGGCATCACGCCCTCGCGCCTGATCGTGCCTGTGGAGCTGCAGGAGACGGCCGTCGATCTGTTCAAACTGTCCACCAACAACGAGAAGACGTTCATCCAGTCGCTGACGATGAACATCATCCCCGTGTGGTACTGGATGGACCCGAACGACTGGTGCACCGCCGCCGACCCGGCCGACATCCCCGGCATCGAGATCGGCTTCCTAGACGGCCAGCAGGAGCCTGAGTTGTTCGTGCAGGACTCGCCCACCGTAGGCTCCATGTTCGCGGCCGACAAGCTGACCTACAAGCTGCGCCACATCTACGGCGGCGCGGTCACCGACTACCGCGCCTTCACCAAGGCCGTGGTGGCCTGAACCATGGCACTCGCCGATATCCAGCAGCTCCTGAGCGACCTGGTGCCCGACCAGGATGACGCCGTTGCTACCGACGTGCGCGAACGTGCCATCGCCGAGGCGCTGGTGCGCTACGACGCAGACCTGGCGCCGCTGCCCGGTGCAGGCGTGCCGCAGGCGCATCGCCTGCCGGTGGCGCAGTACGCGGCCTACCTGCTGTGCCAGCGGCTTGCCACGCTCTACAGCAGCGACCGGGACTCCACCCTGGCTGTGGATGCGGCGCGTGTTGAAAGCCGCGCCCGAGCCTACGCGCTGCGCGCCAAGGAATACCGCACGGCCTACTACCAGGGGACGGGCCAGGCAGACCCTTTCAGCGCAGCGGCGGGCACCGGCCTGGCGGCGGCTTCGGGCGTGGTGAGCTGGCCCCGGCGCAACCCGCGCCACGGCCTGGTGCGAAGGGGTGTGTGATGGAGCTGTCCATCAGCCTGGGTGACCTGCGCGCTTATGGCCAAGGGCTGCGCGCTGCGCCCGCCTACACCGACCAGGTGCTGCGCGTGGCCATGACCGAAGCCACCTTGCTCTTGCAGCGCGAGTGGCAGGAGCGCCTGCCGCGTGGGGCTTCTGACATTACCGCCGCCAGCATCACGAGCGACGTTGCCAGCACGCCTGCAGGGGTGCTGGGCGTGGTGGGCAGCAGCCAGCCCAGTGCGTTGTTTGTTGAGCTGGGCACCAGGCCGCACATGCCGCCTGCCCAGGCGTTGGAGCCTTGGGTCAAGGCCGTGCTCGGCATCCGCGAACCCAAGCAGGTCAAGAGCGTGGCGTTCCTGGTTGCGCGCAAGATCGCCCGCGAGGGCACGCCAGCGCAGTACCCCATGGCGCGTGCTGCATCGGCCACCGAGGGGCAGATCCTCGCCTTGTTCGAGCAAGGTGCGGCCAAGGTGGCCGCGTACCTGGCAGGAGGCAGTGCATGACGATGCCCAACACCCTGGCCGCCACCCGCGAGGCCCTGGTGGCCCTGCTGCGCGCCGTGCCCGCCGTGGGCCAGGTGCACCCGTGCGAGCGCTATGCGTCCGATGACCGGGGGTTTAAAGCAGCCTACCAGTACCGGCACACCGACCCGGCCACCGATGGGTTTGGGGCCGATGCGCATATCCGGGGCTGGTACCTGCGGCGCACAGCCACCTCCGAGGTCAACGACAACGGCCGCATCCTGAACGAGCACACCTGGCAGATGCGTGGCTACCTCTCGTTCAACGGCGCGCTGGACAGCGAGCTGATCTTTGACGACCTGGTCGAGCGCATGCGCGATGCCGCGCGCCTGGCCGGAAACCTGGGTCTGCCCGGCCTGCTGGGGGCCAGCACGGCCGAGGAACGCGGCCTGCAGGTGGTGAGTGCTGGGCCGGTGTGGTTTGCCGGTGCGTTGTGCCATAGCGCCGTGCTGCAGCTCAAGACCCGCAACTGGGCCGAATGGAGGAAGCCGTGACCACAAAAACCGCCCGCCCACGCAGGAAGCCGCCCGCGCCACCGCCCCTGGAGCGTGTGTGCCTGGCGCATGAGCACAAGCACCTGGGCGTCTTGCGTGCGTCCGGCACCGAGATCGATGTGCACCCCGAAACCGCCCGCTGGCTGCGCGCCGTGGGTGTTGTATCCACCCCCGAAAAGAAGGAATGAACGATGTCTTCTGAAGCCATCATCAAACGCACATTCGCACCCGCCGCCATGGTGGGCCATGTGTACGCCCGCGAACGCGGCGCCACTACCGCGCCCATGCCCATCGGCAACGTGCTGGAGCTGGAGCTGTCGCACAAGGAAGATGTGCAGACCCAGCCTGACATGACGCAGCTCGGCGGCGGCGTGCATGCCGAGATGCGCCGCGTGACCGATGTCGAAATCAAGATGAAGCTGGCCGACCTCAACGTGATCAACCTGGCCCGCTCCTCGCTGGGCACGGTGACCGGCGTGGAGGGCGGCACCGTGGCGGGCGAAGCCCACAAGGTGACGCGCGGCGGCATCTTGCGCACGGCGCACATTGCCCCCGTGAACGTGGTGGTGCGCAAGGGCTCCGGCGCAAGTACCGCGACGGCGACGGACGAGGAGCACCTGAACGTGAGCAAGGGGGACACCATTGCGCTGGATAACCCTGGGCTTGCCACCAACGTGACCATTCGTGTGGGCGACAGCGTTGCCACGGCCACGCCCCTGACAGCGGCTGGCAACTACACATGGGACGCTGCAGGCGTGCATGTGGATGCCGCTGCCCCGGGCGTGACAAACGGCAAGGGCTTCTGGATCAGCTACCAGTACCCGACAGTGGGCACCGAGGTGCCTGCGGCGGGCAACTGGGAGGCACGTGCTGCCGGTGTGTTCGTGTTCCCGGATGCGGCGGGCCTGGCCGACGATGAGGATGTCACCGTCGATTACGAGTACGCCAGCTACGCCGTGATCGAAGCCCTGACCACCAAGGCCAAGGAACTGGAGCTGATCTTCGAGGGGCTGAACGAAGCCGACGATGGCAAGCCCTGCATCGTGGAAATCTGGCGCGCCAGCCAGGGGGTGGCATCGAGCATCGGCCTGCTGGCCGACAAGGGGTTTGCCAGCCTGCCCGTGTCGGGCGCGGTGCTCAAGGACGTCACAAAGAACGGCGAAGGGATCAGCAAGTACTACCGGGTGCGCAAGATCTAAAAGCCACCATCACCAACACAAAGGCCGACATCTGTCGGCCTTATTTATTTGTGCTTCGCGCGAGACAGTCGGTCCATGCGCGGCAAGTCCGCATATGGGGAAAACATGGCGGATAAGAAGATCAGCACGGAACTGAGCGTCAGTGTAAAGGGCCGTGATGCGGTTGCCGGGCTGACCGATGACATCGACAAGATTGGCGACGCGGCGCAGCAATCCAGCACTGATGTGGAGGCGTTGAATGCTGCGGAAACTGCGGCCGAAGCCAGTGCACGTGAGCTGAGTGCAGCCAGTGCGGCTGCTGGCGCTGCGCTCGATAAGCTGGGCACTGGCACTGACACGGTGGCCGCAGCGGTAGCGGAGCTGGGCCGGTCTGCGCAGCAGACCCGTGGCAGTGTTCAACAGTTGGCCGCCGCAGAGTCCGAGGCCGGTGACGATGCCCGCGCACTCGGCGCCAGCACGCAGGCCGCCAGCAAGGGCGTACAGGACGTGGGCCGCGCGGCCGACCAGGCCGGCAGCGAGCTGGCCGACCTGCGCAAGGAAGTGGACGCCAAGACGGCCGCCGTCAAGAGCGGGCTGCAGGTAGCGCAAAGCGAGATCGAGCTGCGGCGCCAGCATCTGGAAGCAACTCGCGCAGAGCAGCAGGCGCTCCTGCAGGCGGCTCAGGCCAAGGGCGATGAGGCTGCAGCCACCCGTGCAGGCAACGCCCTGCGCCAAATCGAGGCCGAGCAACTCGCCCTGGTGGCGCGCGCCAAGCGGGCCGAAGCTGCTGCTGTGCAGCAGGCGGCCGATGCCCGGCGCGAAGAGCTTGCTGCCATCGGCCCGCTGACGCAGGCCCAGGCCAACGAGCTGCGTGCGGCCGAGAACTATGCCAGGGCGTTGCGCGTTGAGGCCGCTGCCGCCGACCAGGCCGCAGCGCGCTCACGCGACCTGACAAATGCCCACAAGTCCAACGCGGCGGCCACCGACCAGCTTGGCGCCCGTGTGCAGGGGCTCTCGCAGTTGTTGGGGCAAATGGCCGGGGCATTGGGCGCGGCCTTCACGTTCCGCGAAATGGTGACTGCGGCTGCTCAGATGGAGCAGTTGCGCAGCGGCCTCACAGCAGTGACCCAGGACGCCGTCAAGGCGGGAGAAGAGCTGGAGTTCGTGCGCGTCGTGGCGAACCGCATTGGCGCCGACGTGGCCGAGGTCGGCAAGGCCTTCTTGGGCCTGGCTGCATCGACACGCGGCACCGCCGTGGAGGGTGAGCCCACGCGCCAGGTGTTTGAAGCCGTGGCGGCGGCCATGGGCAAGGCGGGCAAGAGCAGCGCCGACACGGCCAATGCACTTTTGGCGCTGTCGCAGATGGCTAGCAAGAGCGTGGTGCAGAGCGAGGAGCTGCGCGGGCAACTGGGCGAAGCGCTCCCAGGCGCGCTGAATGCGGCGGCAAAGGGGTTGGGCATCACAACGGCCGAGCTGATGAAGCTTGTGGAGGAAGGAAAGATCACGGCCGAGGATCTGTTCCCTGCGCTGGCAAAGGGCCTGAACGACCTGTACGGCGGCGCACCTGGCGCGCAAACGCTGAGTCAGGAAATCACCAACATCAAAAACGCATTCACCGACATGTCCGACCGCATCGGGCAGGCCGGTGGACTCTCGGCACTCAAGGTGGCGGCCGAGGTTGCGCAGACCGCTATCGTGCTGTTGGGCGAAGGCATGGTCGCCACCGGGCGCAAGATCGGCGTGACCATCGCGGCGCTGGTCACGCGCGACCTCAAGGGACTGAGCCAAGCATACAAGGACATCGAGGCCGACAGCCGTGAGAGCCTCGTGAAGGCGGCGCAGCACAACGAGGTACTGCGTAAGACGCTCGAAGCCACCGGAAATGAGGCCACCCAGGCGGCATTGGCGCAGCAGCAGGCAGGCGCGGCTACCACTGCTGCAGGCGCTGCGGCCGGAGCGGCGGCGGGTGACTGGATCAGGCTCAACAACGGCTATCGGCTGGTGCTGGAAAGCGTGCGCGAGCAGATCGCCGAGGCCGAAAAAGCGTGATCGCCCGCGATGCCGAAGGCAAGGCTGCAGTAGCGCTGGCGCAGGCGTTCGGCACCGAAAAAGAGCAGCGCGACGCCCAGGCCAAGGCCACAGAGGCCAATGCCCTGGCGCTTGCCCAGGTTGCGCAGCAGCGCCTCACCGAACTCAACACCTTGCAGGCGCAGCTCGAAAGCCTGAAGGCTGAAGGAGCGGCACAAGGCAAGTTATCCGAGGAGCGCCAAAAACAGCTCGCGGAACTGGAAAAGCTGATCGCGCTGCGCAAGCAGGAAACCGACAAGGCCGTTGCGCAGGCGGGCGCCAGCAAGATTGCTGCGGAACATGCAAAGGCAGAGGCGCAGGCCTACGCAGACAACAGCGGGCGCTTGGGCGAACTTAGGGAGGCTTACCTCCAGACCGAGAAAAGCGTGGTCGCACTGCGTGCTGCGCGAGAGGCTGGACTCGCTACGGCAGAGCAAGTGGCGGAGGCCGAGCGCAAGGCTGGTGCTGCCGCTTTGCTGTACCGCGACGCTCTCGCCGATCAGGCTCGGGCAATCACGGCAGCCAAAAATCTGCACTTGGTTGAGCTTGACGCCAAGTCTGCAGGCATCCGCTTAGCGGTGGAACAGCAGCGTGTGATTTATGAAGTCGCTAAGGCGCGAGGCGATGAATCAACAGCTATGGCTGCGCAGAACGAAATGCGCAAGCTCGAAGTCCAGTTGCTGGAGCTGACAGCCCAAGCCAAGAAAGCCGAGGCCGATGCCGCGCTTGAAATGGCCCAGATAAGAAAAGAAGAAGCAATCGCCAGCGACAAGTACACAGGATCGAAAAAACTTGAGATTGATGCTGCGCTGAAAGCCGCCGAGGTCAAACGCAAGGAAGCCGAAATTGCCAAAGTTGCCGCAGCTGGCGCACGCGAACTAGCAGAGGCCACGTCGCAAGCTACTACAGCATCGCAAAAGGCAGGGGACAGTGCCGAGGACGCTGGACGGAAAACTCAGAAATCGGCCGAAGCTGCCACTCAGTCGGTGGACAGCTTAGTAAGCATGTGGTGGACCGGCACGAATGCTGCGAGCAAGTACGCCCAGGCCGTGAATAAGGCCATGTGGGAGACCGTGCGCTTCCACCCCCAGACCGAGGCGGGCTTCGCAGCCATGAGCGCCCAGGCCAACAAGATGATCGAGACCCTGGAAGGCATCGACGCCGCCCAGCGCAAGCTGCAGCAGTCCGCCCAGGGCAGCGATGCAGCACTGGCCGACCTGCGCATGCGCCTGCTCGAAGTTGACGGCACCGAGGAGGAGATCGCCGCAGCCAAGATGCAACGCGAGCGCAACCAAATCGAGCTGGAGCTACAGCGCTTACAACTAGAGCAAGAGCGTGCGCGCGTCTGGAAAGACAACGCCAAGCTGGCCGAGCTGGATGCGGAAATCGCCAAGCAAAAGGAGCTGCTCGCGCTTGTCGGCCAGATCGGGGAAAAAGAGCGCGCCCAGCGCAAGAAAGAAACCGACAGGCAAGAGGCCGAGAAGAAGGCCCAGGCCAAGGAATCGGCGACACAAGAGCGCGAGCAAAACGCCCAAACCCACCGCGAGAAGATGACTCAAATCGCCGACGAAACCGCTGCCCGCAAGGCGCAGCTGGACGTGGGCGAGAGCGCCGAGGATGTCGCCCGGCGTGCGCAGCAGCAGGCGCAGCGGGCGCAGGCACAAGCTGACAAAGAGCGCCGCATTGCCGACGCGCAGGCTCTGGACGAGCGCCAGGCCGCCGAGGCCCAGGCGCTCAAGGATCGGCAGGATGCCGAGTATTTGGCCCAGCAGGCCCAGGACAACGCCATCCAGCAGGCTGCGCGGGAGCGCCAGGCGGCGGAAGAGGCCGCACGGCGCGAGCAGGCCGGCGCCGGATTGCAGGCCATGGAAGAGGCGATGCGCAGGCGCCGCGCCGCAGAAGACGAAGTGATGAGGGAGCGCAACGCAGCCGAAGACAAGGCGGCCAAGGACCGGTACGACGCCGAGAACAAAGCCCTTGACGATGCCGAGCAGCGCCGCCAGGCACACGCTGCCGCAGCAGCCGAAGCACTGGCCGCGCGCCGCCAGGCCGATGACGAGCGCGCCGCCCGCGTCGATGCCGCCCGCAAGGCGCGCGAGGCGCAGGAGCGCGCTGCGGCGGACGCTGCCGCGCAACAGCAGGAGCAGCAGCGCCAGGCCCGCGAGGCCGCCCGGCAGGACACACCGGGCAACCGCGACCAGGCCGAGCTGACCGCGCAGGAGCGCCAGCGCGATGCCGTGCTGGCGGCGCAGAAAAAACAGGCCGACGAACAGGCACGCCTGGATGCCGAGCGCGTAGAGTCCGCTGCTGCCGCCCGCGCCAAGCGTCTGGCCGACGAGCGCGCCGCCGAAGACAAGGCCGTCGCCGCGCGCGAAAAATCCGCCCAGGAGGCGCACCAGCGCCGCCTGCGGGAGCTGGAGGAGGCCGAGCAGCGCCGCCAGGCGCGCGTCCAGCTCGAGCGCGAGTACTACGAGGCGAGCCTGGCCTCGTCGCGCGCGCAAGAAGAGGCCATGCTCAAGGCCTTGCGGGACGTGGCCGCCGCCATGGCGGCCGTGGCACAGAGCGCGGTGCCAGGCACTGGCTCGGGCCCCGGCGACGTGGGCATCAACACGGGTGCTGGCGCTGGCGCCATCTCCTACATCACCTTGCCTGGCGGCAAGACAGAGCGCATCGGGTTCGACGGTGCAGCCAGCCAGGCCAAGGCCACGGACTTGCTGCGCCAATTGGCTGCAGCACGGGGGACTGCGCTGTGATCGCCCTGACCTACACCGCGCCAGGCAGCGCACCCGTGACGATTGACCTGGGCGAGCGCCTGCTGTGGACGGACGAATACGACTGGAGCGCCGCCGAGACCGAAACCGCCTACAGCACCACCGGCGCGCTGCTGGTGGACTGCGCCACGCGCCAGGCGGGCCGCCCGATCAGCCTGGATGGGCAGACCGGCCAGGCATGGATCACCCGCGCAATGTGCGACCAACTGCGCACATGGAAGGCCCGCCCCGGCGCCGTGTTTGCGCTCACGGTGCGCGGCAGCGCACGCAACGTGCTGTGGCTGGAGTTCAGTGCGCGGCCCGTGTGGGCGTTGATCGATAGCGAGCACACGCCCGAGCTGGCGTACCTGCCCATGTTCAAGTTTCTTGAGGTTTAACAGATGCCCATCCACACCGGCGACATCGCCCTCCTCAAATCCGCCGTCATGGCCGACGTGCCCGAAGGCGGCGGCGCGCCCACGGGCCTCGTGATCGCCGATGGCGTGAGCAACGCCATCATGCCCGACATCTCCGAGCTGGACCGCGCGGGCGGCCGTGCGGCGTTTCGCAAGGTTTTCGCCGCCGTGCGCACCGACGACACCGACACGTACTACGGCGCCAACGTGATCGTCGCCGAGCCGCCGCAGGACCCGCGCGTGTCCGTCACGCTGTTCAAAGCCCTGGACGCCTTCGAGGAGCGCGCCAGCGCGCAAAAGCGCGTTGAGGGCTACCTCTTCCGTGGCGCCGCGCTGCCAGGTTTTTTGCTGGAGAACCACATCGCGGGCCAGCGCGTCATCCAGCTCTTCTGCCGCCCCGAATGGGAGGCCCCGCCCGTGGGCGCGGCCCTGTGCCTGGTGCAGGACGATGGTCTCGCGGCCTACCAGGAGCAGTACGTGCGCGTCATCGCCGTGGAGAGCGTGCTGCGCAAGTACGCAAGGGACAGTGGCGCGGGCGGTGGTGCGCAGGAGTATGCCGCCAAGATCGTGACCCTGAAGCTCTCTGACGCGCTGCGCCAGAGCTGGCGCGGCACGGCGGCCAACGACAAATTCACGGCGGGCGGTGGTGCCGCCGTCGTGCGCGAGACCATCGTCGCGGACGCCGGGGCCTACGTCGGCTGCGTGCCCCTTGCGCAGTCCGCCGGCCTGGGTGCCTTCGGCGTGCGCGCGAACAGCATCTACACCCAGCTCGTGCCCAGCGCCCAGGCCGAGGCGCCGATCACCGCGCAGCAGCCGTATGCGGCGGCGGCCCTGCCCATCCAGGCGGGCGCCCGCGTGCAGATCCAGACCAGCATCGCCTGGAGCGCCACCGCCGCCCTGCAACTGCCTGGCGGCGTGCTGCCCGGCAGCCTCGTGGTACAGGCCAGCAGCGGCACCATCACCGACGCGGCGGGCGTGCTCAAGACGCCCAGCGGCACCGTGGGCGCCATCGACTACGCCAACGGCCTGCTCACCCTCAACGCGGGCAGCGTCGATGGACTCAAGACCATCAGCTACATCCCGGCCGCGCGGCTGCTGCGCGCGCCGCAAAGCACCTGCATCGACGTCACGCCCGAGAGCCGCAGCCTCAGCTATGTGGGCTTTCTCGACCCCGTGCCAGAGCGCGCCACGCTCAGCATCAGCTACATGGCGCAAGGCCGCTGGTACGTGCTGCAAGACGGTGGCGACGGGCAGCTCAAGGGGCTGGACGCGGGCTACGGCGCCGGCACCATCAACCCCGACACCGGCGCGTTCGTGGTCACATTGGGTGCGCTGCCGGACGTGGGCAGCGCCATCGTCATCGCCTGCGGCGTCCCCACGCAAGAGACACTGCACCCCGCCGTGCCCCTCAAGGCCAGCCAGCGCCTGCAGCTCGCCCCGGCCTACGGCCAGGCCGTGCAGCCCGGCACGCTGACGCTGAGCTGGCCCAAGGCCGATGGCAGTGGCCACCACACGGCCAGCGCCGGGGCGGACGGCCTGCTCACTGGCGCCGCCACCGGCCGCCTGCACACGGGCGCCGATGCCGTGGACTTTGCCCCCAACACCATGCCGCCCATCGGCGCAGAGATCACCGTCGAGTACGTGGCCGGGCCGAAGCAGATCGACAACTTCGCCCATCCCTCGCGCAACGGGGCGGGCCGGCTGGCGGTGGCCGCCAGCCTGGGCGCCATCACGCCAGGCAGCTTGACGGCCGAATGGAACACATACACCGACGAATCGGTGCTGGATGTCTACACCGCACGCCAGCTCAGCGAGATGGGCATCCCCTGGTCGTGGGTCGATCCCACCCAGTCCGCGCGCGATGACGGGCTCGGCGGCCTGTGGCTCGGCGATGTGCAGGTGGGCACGGTGCACTACGCCACGGGCGCGGTGGAGTTCGCGCCCGATGTCTCCATCAAAATCCCTCGCCCCGTGTATAGCGGCGCGCCCGTCGGGGACTTCTGGGGGCATTTCCGGCTCAACTACAGCGGCATCGAGTACATCGACGCGCCCAGCCTGTACCCCAACGACGAATCGGGCTACGTCAAGCTCAACTACAACGCGCCCGGCAGCACCAGCGCGCAGAGCGAGACCATCGCCTTCGCGCCCACACTGCAGCTCGTGCCCGACGTGCGCGCGGCCGTGGTGCCGGGCAGCGTCACCCTGGCGGCCGAGGCCGGCACGCTGGCCGGTGGCGTGTGGCAGTACCCGGGCTGGGCGGGCATCTGGCAGGACAGCGGCGCAGGCGTGCTGCGCCAGCGCAATGCGGACGGCTCCGGCTGGCTCACCCGGGGCGCGCTGGACTACCTGACGGGCCGCGTGACACTTGCGAGCTGGGAGCCCGGCGCGCCCAATAGCTACCAGCGCCTGGGCTGCGTGACTACGGCAGGCGAGCAGATCAGCAGCGAGTACATCTTTCGCACGGCGGCGGCGCCGCTGCGCCCGGGCTCGCTGTCGATCCAGTTCGCGCGGGCGGGCGGCGGGGTGCAGACGATCACCGCGCACGCCAATGGCAGCATCGCGGCCACCGGCGTGCTGGGCACGGTGGACCATCAGACCGGCCTGGTCAAGCTGCGCTTTGGGGAGCGCGTCGTGGCGGCGGGCAATGAGGGCGCGCCGTGGTTCTTTGCGGGCGCCGTCGATGCCGAGGGCAAGATTTTTAAACCCGCGCCGGTGGCG